AAGATTGCAATAATCCATATAAGATTAAACTTTTTCAACGCAATCCCTCAGTTTTTCTCTTATATTTGAGTTGCCATTATCTACTCTCCACCAATTCTTTATCTTTGCGAGTGTGAGTTCTTCCTCATTGATGTCCTTGCTGAATCCAGATTCTCCTGGCTGAAGGATGCCATCGCAATTAGAGTCCCCTTCACAGATGTCGCATTGGGCAATCGGGTTGTCCCAAGAGCATTGAACGCCACATTTCGAGTAGTTAATTCTTAAAATTTCTATGGTGAATCCTGCCCTGTTGCAGATAGTGGTATTGATGATTTCATTGTAATAGTAATCGAACTCAGTCTCGTTCCAATACATCGTTCTATTTGAAGCAAATGCTTTATCGTAGAAGTGGCTGAAATTGATTGTGTAGGTATATGAATTGTTTTCTGGGTAGAAGATTCCAGGGTTGAAGCAGACTGCGAATTTCCTGGTGGTGTTGAATGATGTTGGAAACCCTTGAGGGCAGGTGAACTCTTTGGTCACCCCCTTGTAGATGTGATGAGTGATGCTTCTTTGAGATGTTTTGTAGTCGCAGAGCCATGAGAAGTTGATGTCTGAAAGAAACCAAGGGTCAAAGTCATTCCCAAATAATTCACCACCAAACTTCACATTGTCAGAAGGATTATACTTAAATACCACAATCTTAAACTCCTGCTTCTTCCCCCTAACAAACTTATTTACATATCCATATTTATCAGTTAATGGTTCACTCCAATTAAACTCTCTCCATCCTGCTCCACAAGGATAAATACTCCTATCTGTTTGCTTAAACCTTCCATCCTTTTTACAACTATACGATGCCATTACGTCTGGAACAAATAATAAGTTAGTGTGGTTCTTGTTTTGGAAATAGTAAGAATCAATTTCCCTAAGAGTGATGTTATATCCCCACTCACAAGGGTCTTCAAATGTTCCAGCACACTTTACATCGCCAGTCAATTGTTGGTCAAAATAAGGAGAACCTGAAAACCATAGTAGTAAAGCTATGATTCCTGTTATTGAAGTTCCAGCTCCAATATACTTAGTCTTTGAACTTGCCATTATATGTCCTTACCTCTAACCATCCCAATAGTGACTGCGATATTCCTATCAGGAGCTGGGTCTCCAGTGTAGTCTCCTTCCGACAATATCCCACCAGTCTCCTTGAAATTCATCTTTTGAATGAACATACCAAAAAGATTAGCACTTTCGTCTACAGTGAATATTGTCCTGTAGTTTCCTTGTCCCCATACAACCAACAAAGAACCATCTGAATTAGCTAGAGTTAGAAGATTATTGCGCTTGGTTATTGCTCTCTCAGTAGTCTCATCTTCAAGATAACCAGATATATTTAAAGATTCAGTCTTCCTCTTAAGGTCAATGACTCTTGTGAATCCATCATCGTTCTCCCTATCGTCAGGAGCTACAGGAATTGGTATTACCGATATAGCATTAGTATAATCATAATCAACTGAAGTAGTCTGTATCTTCACAATAATATCTCCAGTCAATGTATTTGTTGCAACACTACCACCATCAACTGCAGTTATGTATACATTCCCAACATCTATTGTTGCTGTTGCCATTATCTTGACCTCGATAGATTACCAAGTTGTCTTGCCCATTGTTGGTCTAGTTCCATCCTAATTCTTGATGCTAGTTCGCTAGCATTTACACCACTACCTACTTCGATTGATATATTCGGTGCAAAGTTCATTGAGTTGCTCTGATTAACTGACTCGCCAGCGTGTAGTTTATACAAACCATCATGGGGAATATACCCTCCAGTCTTCCTACTTCCAATATTTGGAATCTTAGGAATTTCTATACCAGGTGCTGCATTGATGCCTTCAATAGCTTTATTTAGTTTATCTATAACCCAATTAATCATACCAATGAATCCTTCTTTAATCAAGTCCCATATTGCAATGAATGCTCCTTTGAATGCAACCCAAAGCGATATACCTAAAGTTACAACCAGTCCAATTAGTATCCCAATTAATCCTTTGAACAATAATACTATTCCAGATATTATTGTCATGAATCCTTCTTTCATCTTAGTTGAATCTCCAGAGAATAATCCAACAAATAAATCTTTAATACCCTTGAGGACTCTACCAATTCCAGCAAATGCATCTTTTACTCCTTGCCATATTACCTGTACCCATCCTTTAATGTTTCCTAGGTTCTCCTTCCAAGCTAACCAGAATCCTACCAAAGCAACTGCTATTATTGCGATGAATGCGAGTATTACTCCTAGTGATGCCCCTGCAAATAATTGTAAGAATGGAGCAAATACCTGACGAATACTAACAAAAGAATTAAATAGTTGGTCTAAGAACAAACCCATAGCTGAAGCAACATAAACAACACTAGCTAATGCAGCAACTAAAAGTACAAATCCACCTATAGCTAATTGTAACCATTCTGGTGCACTTAGAAATAAGTTCATTATAGGTATAAGTGCATCTAATAAAGCAAGAGCAGTTGGTAGAAAGAATACAGATAGTACTGTGCTTATTAAATCAAACATACCTGTCATTTGCATTGCTGGGGCAAGTAAACTCTCCATGGCACCCTTAATCATCATAGCACCGAACATAGAAGACAACAACTCCATCCTAAACCTTTGAAATCTTTTTGTTGTCTCTTTTAATACTGTCCCAGTCTTAGTTCCGTTTTTATTGAATTTTTCTGTCACAGTACTTATCTTCCTCATGTTACCCCTTAATTCTTCTACTGTACTTGTTACTTTTTTAGAACCTTTCTCAAAGTTATTTGCGTCTAGGTTTAGTACTGTAGTCACTTCATCAACGTAGCTTGTCATTATCTTCTACCCTTCTTTTGCTTTGCCTGCTTTTCCCTTATTTCAGATTCAATCTCAGCTTGTCTTATCAATGCTAGTAGTTGGGCTACTCTTATTGGCTTTTGTCTAAACCCAACAATCTTCTCATCCCTAAATACAAACTCAAACTCTCTACCAATCAAATCACCTAGGCAACCTAGTTCTGCAGATAACTGATAAATAATCCTATCTGTACCAGTCTTGTTAGACTTCCCACTAGTTACCCTAGACCTAATCTGATTAAGCAGATTTGGCTTTGGTTTGTTGTCTTGTGGTGATTGCATTCTTTATCTTCTCAACCTTCGACATGTTCTCTTCATCATTCATCCCATTAACTTCGTAGAAAGCATCTATTAAAGGGAACAGCGTCTTAATTCTTAAGCAATTATCTATTTCTTCTGGTGTAGCATCAGGTACCGATTCCATCAACATCTTTCTTATTAGTTTAGTCATCAGTATAATTTCCTCTTCTTTACTAATACCAGAAGCTCCCTCCAATAATTTAGATACATCTGCATCAACCTCAACCGACTTAAACTCTAGGTCAACACCATCTATATTGTACACCTTACCTCTATTAATCTGGCTCAAACTGCTCATTTCATTCACCTCATACTTATTTTTCTTCCACCAACTGTGGTTATCTCCTTATGTTCTTTCCTAGCTACATCTCTCTCCATAACCAACATCCTCTCTTTCATTACACTAATCTCTTCAGCTAGTATGTCTAGCTTAGTTTGTATCTCTTCCCTACCAGTTGGTAGTATTCCTTGGTGCATATCACAAAGAAACTTGAAAGCAAAACCACTGTGACCTTCAAACTCACGCTGAATTTGAGTAAAGTGTACAGCAGCTGCTTCAGGTACTTCCTTTATGATTAAATCGACTGATGCCATTTTATGTCCAACTATCGTCATCATCATATGCAACTAAAGCAGTCATTGGCGTAGTATCACCATCATCCGTGCTTTGCCATCTGAACATCTGCGTATCTCCACCTTTATTAACTGCTGGATACTTAAATGTTACTTCGGCTTTGAGTATCTTATCAGCAAAGCTACTCTTATGACTAACTATCCTACAACCCATCGCTACAAACCTAAGAGCCGTTGAATCAGTGTTAGATGTGGCTTGTTCTGCAGTTTCTACTTTAGTATCGTTTGTCCACATCACAGCCACTCTAAACCTATCTCTAACCCTACTAACAGATGCACTGAGCGATGTACTAGTAGCCAATGGCTGAGATGTATCTAGAGTTCCACCAACAAAAAACTGAAACAATCCATTATTGAAACTAGTAATTGTCCCAGCAGACTCCAAAGCTACATCATGACCAGTATCTGCTATAGTCAAACCAGTCGTACCATCTGAAGTTGCTACTTTATATGTTCCATCATAGTTCGTAGTTCCAGATATATTGATTGTATCTCCAGCTATCAAAAGATGATTAGCAGCTGTAGTGATGGTAATAGTAGTTGTATTTCCATCAATTGAAGATATTGTAGATTGATTCTTAACATCAACACTTGTAGGGTAAATAGTTAATGTCAACTCACCATCTTCCTGTGGACTCTGTTTAGATATTCTACCACCAGCAATAGTAGGTATAGATTCCCAAGGATAATCTGGTTCGCCAATCTCAACATCTTCAGTCATAGCATGTGCATTAACTACGACAGGAGTTGTTGCGTCATATTTACTTATAGTAACGAGTGCAACCTCCTGCCATGATTCTGGAAAAGTTCCTGCCATCGTACACCTCTACAAAGCTGCTGAGTAAGTCAAAGCAGGCAATACACTGGTATCGCCATCATCCGTACTTTCCCAAGCGAAACATTGTGCTGTTCCTGCCTTATTTACAGCTGGATACTTAAAAGTAACCTCAGTCACTAGTATCTTATCAGCGAAGCTCGTTTTGTGACTTACTATTCTAGCATTCTTACAATAAAACCTCAATGCTACCTTTCCATCAGTTGCTGAAGCATCTGTCGCATCATTCATAGCAGTATCATCAGTCCAAGCAATTGCTACCATGAACTGGTCTCTAGCTCGATGAATACCAGGACTTAAGGTAGTATTACTTGCAATTGGTTCTGCTGAGTCAGCTGTTCCACCAATAAACTCTTGGAAGAGTCCATAATTATCTCCTTGATTAACCCTAGTTGGATAAATCTTCAGGGTTAGTTCTCCATCTTCCTGCGGACTCTGCTTCGCAATTCTTCCACCTGCTACTGAAGCTACTCCTTCAAAAGGATAATCTGGCTCCCCTATATCAATATCTTCTGTTGCTGCTTCATAGTTGTAATGTGTTCCACCTAACTTTACAATAGAAACTAGGCAAGTCTCCTGCCATGCTTCTGGAAATGTTCCTGCTGCCATTTTGTTACCTCATATTTTTGTAGTAATTGTATTCTTGCATTTCATTCACTTCCATATCTTTGCTATTGCGTTTCCAACCTCATCTCGTACAATATGAATACTATTAGAAGATTTCACATTTGATTTGCCGATGAATGGATGTATTTTAACTTTTAACCATCTATTGTGCCCCACCATTAGTCCGTGTTCTGCTGCCCATTTAGCAATCGAACTAAATCCTCTTTGACCATCCAAAGGAAGATATATATATTGTTTTCCTTTCCAACCCTGACTGAGTGAAATTAAACTAACTGGGAGATATATTTGATATGTAGTAACACTCCCACTCACATAAAAGAAAGGAGACATGAGTTGATTTCTTATCATCCCAAAAGAATCTCCTGACCAAGATAATATACCAGCTGCTTGAGCTCCATCAAGATAATTTCTAAGGTATACTCTTGTGAGGTCTTTCATCCCAACATTCCCAGCTCTAGGTAGTTCTCTTTCCATCTTAATTAGTTTATCTATTATAGCTGGAAAATTACCTTCTTTTAGTTCTATAGTAACTCGTAATCCTGCCATTTAAACCTTCTCTACTTTTTTCAATCTATCGTCAATAGCATTTATCTTCTCATAAAGCATCGCAGTCTTAGCATCAGCTTCTGCAATATCTAAGAGTTGAGCTAAAGCAATAGAATAACATAGTTCCTTCTTTATTTGCTTAAGTCCTGTTTTATCATAGAATATCTTAGTCATTGTGGAATTGTGTTCCACAAACTTAACAAACCTTTTGAATACTGATATAGGGACTCCAGCTATATGGAAAGTAGTTGTTGATATATCTTCCACATTAACTTCTTTTTCTACCATTTTACACCTTATTAAACACAACAACATAAATTAATTTTTTATATGGTTCAGCAATTTCATCGTCATAATGTTTGAATTTATTGATGGGGTATATTTTGAAATCCTCACCATAATCTTGGAACATGAACATCAACTTATAAAAGTCGAAGTTGTGTAGATGCTTGGATTTACCCTTATTATCTAGTAAATCTCTAATTGGAACAGACACAATCAATTTACCTCCTTTCTTACAAACCCTATATAATTCCGCTAGTGCTACTTCTGGGTCAATCAAATGTTCCAATACTTCGGTTGAACAAACAACATCAAATAACTCATCTTGGAATTCTAATCTTTCTGAGTACATCTTCTTAAAATGGACTGATGGAACAAATATAGATGATTGTTTGACTGCTTCGTCTGAAACATCAACACCAGTTGGATTTCTGCCATTATCCTTTAAGAGGTTACATAACATGCCTACGCCACAACCTACATCAAGAATGTAGTCTCCAGGTTTAGTGTGTTTAAGAGCAAATTGATGAACATAGTAATAATCCTCAGTTCCACTATTAATCGAATTGAATACTTTAACTAGTTTGGCAACTTCACCATCATAGTCTTTATCCCAATTCTTCTCTTCCATTTGTTTTATTAGTTCCTGACTCATTTGCGTAGCCTCTCTCTTGTTTCATTCACCATGTTCATGTACCTAATCTCTGCATTCTTATAATTGTAATACTCAACAGCATCTTTAGCATAATCCATAGCTCGGTCAAGATAACTTCCATTCTTCATGACTAATTCCATACTGTGGAGTATTGCCTTACAATCGTATGGCTCACTTGATAGACCTGGAAAACACCTCCTCATAGAATCAACTCTATTACTTCCAACCATAGGTATTCCAATTGCAGCTGCATCAACACTTGTTCTCCCATAAGTATGGTATGAGCAAGGTTCAAACACGAATTTATTACTACCCAAACTAGTCATAAAGTCTGGATAGTTGAAAAGTGGCATTGTCTTATCGAACATCGCCTTATTCCATCTTGCTGACCTGTCTTTGGGGGTTGCCATATAGGAATATAACCTGGTTTTAATCTGTGGATGTGTACGTCTTAGCTTCTCAAATATTAAACTAGTAGTGTAGGACTTGGCTTCCCACCAATGATATAATGCAGCTACTCTATTCTCCCTCATATCATCAATTCCAATCTTCCCAAGCATCCCAGTCCAATGTGGATGAGGGATGATGTAAGCGTCATCTCGTAGGAATGAAGTTTGAAACTCTTCTGTGCCAAATACTGCGTCACACATATCTTGATACTGGAGATATTGAAGTGGATGTTGGTCATGAGTATCCCATGTTTCGACAACATAGTCATTATTCCCTATTAATAAAGTACTTGAGTTATTGAGCATGTTCTTTATCCTTGGCACCATGAGTTGGTCTACTGGACTTAAGTTAACTTGAACGACATCAAACCTTTCTAATTCTTCTTTAGTAACATCATTCATCTGCATAATACTTCCTTTGAATAGGAACATCCAATTATACATCCCTCCTCTTCTTGGGACCTCTTCCAAAGCAGACTTCATTTCATTACTAATCTTTTGTACCACATGCACATATTTTAAACTCATCATACACCTCATTCAGTATTCGTTTTTATGATTCTGGGGGAATCCGTTATCGGGAGCCTTTAAAATCGTTCCTGGGCAAATCGTACCCTTCAAATTTCGACGATTATTAGCCGAAACGTCGGAATATACCCTAAAAATAAATCGCTCCCCGAATCGCCCTGGTATCGTTCCCATTGTTCAACTCGACATCCCAATGTAATTACCACTTAACTTAATGGTATAAGTGTGTAAAGTTTTCTCCTGAGTATAAGGAATAGTGTTGGTGGAATCATCACCAAACTGAATCATTGAAAGACCAGAAGAACGAAGTACTAATATTCCACTCAGTATCTTTTCAGTAACTTGGTCAGCTACTGTTTTGGCATTTTCCGAGCTATTATGCCAAACTTCAATATCAACAGAGAAATCACACTTCCATCTACCAAGGTTTGCGACTGTTAATCTTTTAAAAGGAACGTGAGGTTTATTTATAATAACAGAAGGATATCCGTCTTTTATTATTTGCTCGTGATTAAAGTTAGGATAAATATTATTAGAAGTAATTGCGTATGTACCAGTTTGTAAGTGGTTATACAACGCAGTGTATATTGCGTTTCTTATGGTCGCTATCGTAATTGCCATTTCACACCATGCGGTTAAGTGTACGCACTAGTTATGCGTCTACTTAAGGATTCACTGTAACAAACTGAACTTTAACGCCATCTAGCGTTCTACCTAGCTTCCGAAGTGCTCCGTCAGCTCCTTTCATAAATCCATCAGCCATCCTTTGAAATGCTTCAAAGTTTGATTGGTTTGGGTCAAGGTTACTCATCGCATTCATCACAACATAATAATCTGCGAGGTTTCTTATTGCTCTATCTCTTGTACTTCCTGTCGTTGTACCAGTTAAATCTCTAACATCTCTTTGAGCCTTAGTTATTTGAGCAGTAAGTACTGCCAATCTTGGAGTAGTAGTTCCATCAATAACATCAAAAACTAATCCGATATCTGACTTCAACTCTGTTGTTGATGCGTTAGTCATAGGTTGTATAACTCCTTCTGCTTCTCTTCTTTAACTCCAACAATCCCATCAAACACAACAACACCAATCATATGCTTCAATTGGTTTGCCTGTTTATCGCTAACAGGGACAGCCAAACATCCAGGAAGAGTGACTTCTGGATGGTTGATTGTTGTCCCTTTTTTAGTATTTAAAGCGTATTTCATCTCATTCACCTCATCCATACATGGCAAGAGTTTGTCTCGTCTTATTGACTGCATTCAACTTATCATTAAGTTTACTTATCTCAGACTTAGCAATACCCAAATCTGTAGAGTGTTGCTTTTCCATCAATCTCATCTGTTCGATAGTTTTATTCTTCTGTTGCTCTAAAGAAATAAGAGTTGAGTTTAAAGAACGTATAGCTACATTCTTACTCTCAATCTCCTTATCCTTTAGTTCTACTATTTCCCTGGCTTTGACTGTCCAGACTTTGTTTGAGTAGTTATCAAACTCATACAAAATCATGTCCAATCTATCCATTATCTACACTCGTTCTCTTAGACAATCCTTTCAACTCTTGATTCCCATTTGATAGAAGCTTATGTACTGGGAAGTCATCAGAGTCTAATAGTCTAATTCCTCTAGCTCCAGCTTTATCTGTTGCCTTCACATCAACATTGCCTTGAAGTTCTACTGTACCATTACCAGTCCCATCAGAACTAATAATTAGCTTACCATCTTCTGATGATTGGATATATAGTCCAGTATCCCTGAAGTAGAGCTTATTGTTTGATTCGATAGTTAAGTCGTTCTTAACTGTCGCACCCAATCCATCTCTTAGTGCTCCCATTTTTTCACCCTAGTAATCCATTCCAGGCTTTACAATTCTGTCCATTAGTATCGCATATAACCTTCCCATCATCGTAGTACTTTAGTACTATCGCCTTGGGGCATGGTGCACACTCTCCTTTAGTTTCAACAACTTGTGTCACCACAACTGGTTCAACCTCTGGTGCTGGTGGAATTAGTTTCCATCCTTCAGCACAATTCTTCCAGGATTCTTTTTTGTCGTCTTGATAACATCTGGTTCCAACTCCACCAGATAAAGCAAAACAGTACGCTTTCTTCTCTATTGAATCACATGCATGTGTTGCATCTGGCTGGTAGTTCATACCAGCTAGAGCTAACACAGTCAATACTAAAGGTATAAAAGCATACTTCGTTATTGTTTGGTAGTCTGCCATTTTACACCTCTAGTTATCGAGTTGCTTCCAAGTAGCTGCACCAGTGCAACCCCAAAAGGTCCCATTATACCTTATTGCTCCAGCATTTGATGCTGTACAAGTGTCTAATGTGGTATCTGCAGTTGAGTTCCTTAGATTCAATATATTAGTACTCAAGTTGTTTGCAATCTGAGTATTACCACTATCAACAGTTATATTGAATGCGGAGTATCCTCCAAATTGGAACTTTAGGAATCCAGTGTCTACATCAAATACTCTAACTGCGCTAACATCTGCTCCACCTGTAGCGTTAGTGACATTGACATACCACCAATGTCTCTCATTATCCTTCAACGTGATTGTTCTGTTGAAGAACGAGCTGTTAGTATAGTTGAAATCAACTAATTTCTGGAATGGACCAGTACTACTGGCAGAGCTATTATAGACTGCAACATTGAATAATGTAGCTCCATTCGTTGTTTGGTTGTAGTTCAAACTAAAATTAACTGATGTTGAAGTGACAGTTGTAAACTCAGACGGTCTGAGTTGACTTACCGAAAATACAACAGAAGCTAACAATAGTAAGACCAAACAAACTATTGCTATAATCTTTTTCATGTTTTACCTCCTAATTAATTGTAGTCTTCTTTAACATTCCTTTTATCTCGATGTTCCCATTACTAGTAATCTTACCAACTGGGAATCCATCAGAATCATACACTATAAAAGCATCAACACCACTCTTATCATTAAGAGTAACTGATTTGGCACCACTAGGATACCCCATCAAACCTCCTCCCATCATTGCCATCTAAACACCTTCCAATACTTTTACAGAAGCAGTTCCACTAGCAACAATACCATAAAGAATTGCTCCTTCATTGACATCAACAGGATAAGCTTCACCAGGTTCTATTGGGAAACCATTAGCTACTGTAACGTCAGAACCACCGATGTAAAGAGTTTGTGCACCCTTGTTTCTGATGTTCTGAGTTATTCTTCCAGATACAGGAGTTGTAGGTAAAGCTGTTGCTGCAGTAGTTACTGTTACTGCAGAAGATTTAAACTTACCACCTATTCGATTAGTCATTAGTCCACCTTCGCAACCCAAGTAGGTTTGCCATCATTACCTCTAGAAAGAATAGTTTCACCATTCGTAGTCTTACCACTAGGAGTAAATGACTTACAGTACTTAACCATTGATTCGTACTTCTTCGTAGTGTATTTATTCTTACTATCAGCTTTCCAGCTCCTATAATTAAACTCAGCCCCTTCCTTAGTCAATCCTTCTGGATTGGTCTGAATATAATCTACTGCCTCTGGTGGCAACTTGGTTGTTTTCATAATATCTATAAATCCTTCTTCAGCCATTTTTCATACACCTCATTCTTATTTCTTCTTTTTTGAACTACCTAGGAGTTTAGCAGCTAAACTCCTATCCTTTTTATCAACAACTCCATCTCTATTCAAATCCAATTCATTTGGTTTGACTTCTTTTCTGTCCATCAACATCAACTTATCTCTGGCTTTCTTAAACAGCATATTATTAGTATGTTGATATGCTTCCATGTCAGATAGAATCTCTGCTCTAGTGTCTGCCATTCTGAACCTCAATCATCACTATTAGCTGCCCAAGTACTAGCACCAGTAGTATTCCTATAAATACTCGAAGTACCTGGAGTAGCATCTAATCTTACATAAATAGTATTAGTCGGGGCAGCATGAGCAGGAGCACCAACTCCTTTCTCAATATTGCCTAGTTCTTTAGCCGCTGCTGGAGTTCCCCAGCTAGGATTCAATCCGTTTTTACAACCAACATTGTATACCATGTTTCACCTCAAAATACAAATAAAAAATAAAAAAAATAACTACTTACGTAGTTATAATTCTTGCGATAGCACCAGACCTTAGGTATCTCGTTGAAAATCTTTGGGTAGCTACTGCGAATGAACTATCCCTCGACGCATCAAAATACCTTTCGATAGTTACTGGTCTCTTCTCTGCAATCAAGAATGCATGGTCCGCATCCAACACGTATGCTCTCTTGGCATTCACGTTGTTGCTTACAATCACCTTCATTGCGAAGATAGTCCCAATCAACCTCTTACTTGGGTCAGATATACCTGCCTTATCAGCTTCGACGAATGTGTCGATGTTGCGCAAGTCATTAGCTACCTCTGTCCCAACAACAATATGGGAACAAGTGTAGTTCTCTTCCTCAACTCCCATCATAGCGGCAGTGATGTCGCTAATTGGAAGAGTTGCGTTTGAGTTCGCAATCCTAGTGGAATCAGAAATACCTGACCCAGTATCTAGGGTGTCGATAATGAGGGATTCCTCATTGTCAGCTAGCTCATAACCTGCGGTTTCAACATTCAAACCCATCACATCAAACAGTGAGTCTTCCTCCATCTCTCTGGAAATCATAATACGCACACCATACTTGTATGGCTTCATATTAAATCCAGAGTAGCTCTCAGCATCCAGAGGAATAACTGCACCTTCACCAACCCTTTGAACTTCCATCGTGTCCTTCGTTTGAAGGGGAATGTCGATTGAACTTCCTGGGATTGATGCTGGACCAATCACTCTAGCTGCAAGTGCTCGAAGTACTAGCTTCTTCCTCACTGCTCTGATGAGGTCTCCATATAGCGTTCTCGGAATGAGATAGCTACCTGTCGAACTTCCAGCAGTTGCGGATGAAGAATCCTTACTGTCCGTTGCTAACAAACTGTTACCTTGTGGCATTTTCTCTTACCTCCTTACTTACTGAACTTCCAAAGGATGTAGTGTCCATCCGTATTGGCTGAAGTTAGTGCATACCCAATCTTATACCTAACTTCTTGGGCTGTTGGTCCTGTAGTCGTTGCGTTGTTCGTAACTCCTGCAGTAGTTGTTCCCTCTGCTGCTCTTAGCGTATGACCTGCTTGGACATACCCAGTCGTATCAATAACTGGACTGAAGAATAATCCCTCAGTGGCAAACGAAATCTGGCTACCAGCAGCTGCATCGTGCATGGCTACTCCAACCACTCTAATTCCCTGCGCATTGTCTCCAACAGCAGTTGCAAACTTTATGGGCTCAACTTCAATCTCATCCCATACACTTCCACTAGGAGTTGTAGTCCCGAATGGTGACGTTGATGGGGGGCTTGCATACAGGAGGTCTCCAGCAGTAATTGCTGATGTGGTATTCCCATTAATCCCTGTAATAACCCTTCCATCGTCATCAAATAAATAGTTCTTTTGTGCCATTTATTTCACCTCAACGATAGACGCTTTCCATTAGTTCCTTATTGAACTTCTTGTAAGTTTCCTTACTCATTCCAATTAGGTCTTTGTCTTTTTCTACAATGATGCCTTCCTTGTCTAGAAGTTCCTGCTCTTCCTTTTCAACAACTTCTCCTGCTCCTTCAGACTGCTTCTTGCTAGATTCAATCTGCTTCTCGTAGGACTCCATAATTGAAAGCTCGGACAGTGACTTCTCCATCAACTCGGACTCTTTCAAATCCTTATTCATGCCGATTAGGGACTCACTCATCGCCTTTTTCTTCTTCATCTCTTCTTCTTTCTTCATCTTCTCATCCATCTTCTTCATGTCTTCAGCTTCCTTAAGAACAAGAGCTAACTTATCTTGTGCCTCTTTTAGCTGGGACTTGAGTTGTTCAGTTTCATCTGCCATCTTTTTAGCCTCCATAATTTCAGTGTTTACTTCATCCGCTTCCATCAACTCACTTTCAGCTAGAACAGCTTCGATGGTAGCACCATCTACACCTCTAGTATGTTTATTAACAAGAGCAAGTAAAGGTATTTTGAGTCCTTCTATATCAAATACTTTTTCTCCAGACTCGTTTAGTTCAGAACTCATTTTTATATTCTTAAATCCACCTTGGACTGAAGGAGCAACTAATCCGTCAGCCACTTTCTCAACAATATCTGGATATTCCAAAGTGTTTCTTATTTTAGCCTCGTAGAGGAGTTTGTTAGATTCGCCCAACTTATAAACTCCATCACCAACATTATGTTTAGGATTATCATAGTCTACTCGATGACCAACAATCACATTAAATGACTTACCATCATTCTCCTGGAGGTTTTTGTATGAGTAGTTCCTCTTATTCTTTGATACTCCAGTTGTTAATGCAGTCCCCTTTATTGTTGCAAACTTACTCCCACTAGACTCAGATACCTCGAAAGTGAAGTCTTGCATTTCAAACAACACGTTCTCACTCATACCAGCACACTCTTGCTTACTGGCATAACCTTTCGACATCTTCTTATTTCCATCCTCAGAATATTTGTAATACAATCCATCAATTTTCTTTATCATTGTCTGTACCTGTCAACTCTAACTGTACCTGGATATCTTTGCATTCTTCCAACAAATTCGACACCTAGAAGTGTAACATCCCTATAAGCATCACTTCTAGTGAAAGGACTCATATTCCAGGCATTTTGAGTTAATTGACTTGTTCTCTCAACATCCTGGAATTGCTTCTTTTGCGATAATGAGTTCTCAACAACCACATCCTGGTTGTCATACATATCATTAACTCGAATATATGAGTGAGCTCGCCTATCTATGGGATTTCTAACTAGTGCCATTATATTACCTCAACTTCCAATCCATAACTTTCCATTGTAGAAAATCTATCAGTCTTATTCCTTCTCTGACCAGATTCTTTTTGTTTTAATGTGGGGTCAGTTGGTTTATCCTTAATAGCATCTGCTCCTTTTTGATAGGGAGTCTGGTTTTGGGGGTTGCCAGGAGTCCCTATCACACCAACTTCCATTTTTGGTAGAACTTCGTGATACTCTTCTGGAAGTAGTGAATTTGCTTTCTGTGGAGTAATGATTCCATCCTTAACTAGACCTCTCAGCATATCAATATTGATTTCTTCTTCTCTCTCTTCAGCGTATCCCCAAACAATATGGTCATTAATATTCCCTAGACCTAGTCCAATTATAACTTTGTCCTCGAACTCAGTTCTAATTGACATTTGAATTGACTTAACGTGCCTTCCAAAACTTCTTAGCTTAACCTCAGCTTCAGATTTACTCGAAGTACCTAATCCAATCAACTCAGGTGGGACCTGAAGACCAGCAATGATATTTGCATCAATCCTCCCCATTATACTGTCCACGTTCATTGCCTTATCCTTAAATCCTAGAACTTCAAACTTAACTAGATGGTTTGTGACATACTCAGTATCAGCATAAATATCCTTAAGATTAGTTTGAACTGTAGTAATATCAGTATCACTCGCCATGTGCAAATCGTTGCCCACTTGAGCGTGAATTATTGGAGCTGCATATCTTCTCACAATCATCTTAACATCTCTTTCAATTTGGTCTTTAACTCTTAAAAGTGGAAGAACGCAATGAAT